GCAGGTGGAGCAACTATTGGAACTGGAGTAGCACCAACTCCGGGAGAACAAGGATTTACAGGAACACCTCAAGATGGACAACAGCAACAAGCAGCAAATACTCAGCAACCTCAAGCCGATGGTCAGCAATCTCAAGCTACTGAACAGCTTCAATGATTACGTTGAGTATTTAATAAGTCAACAACATAAGTTGTTAGAACAAACAGACGATACTATTATAATGCATAGAGCACAAGGTGCTGTGACATTATTACGCAGACTAAAGAAACTTAGGGATGAAGTAAACTCAAGCAATAGCTGATTTACTTAATATACGAGCTAACGCAAAGGAACAATAATATGGCAGACATGATACCTATGGGAAAACTTTTAGAGGCAGCTCAAAAAGAATATCCTAATTTAGATAAGGAAGAGTTGACTGCTTTAATAGGATTGCAAATAGAGGCTAGACAACAACAGCTTAAAAATGAAATGAAAAAAATAAAAATGAATAGAGGTGGTTCGTCTAAAGTAAAAGATAAGGATATTGAAAAGGCTGCACTGCCAAAATCAAAACCTGATGTCGTAAATAAAGACATAATGGATATGGTGGATTTTAAAAGGTACGAAAAAGAAAAAGGTGAGTTACATCCAGAAGACCCAAGAGCAGGGGATAATATGGACACAGGTAAAGCTTTTTACGAAGAGGGTGATAAAACTTTAAAAGGCGAAATAGAAAGACTTACTAAATTAGCCAAAGAAAGAAAAAAGTTTCTAGGTAAAAAAATAGATGCTGCTAAAGGTGGCTCTATGCCTAATCAAATGGAAATGTTTGAAGAAGGTGGTCTTAAAGATGAGGGTGGTTCAGTAGACCCTGTGTCAGGTAATGATGTACCAATAGGTTCAACAAAGAAGAAGTTAGAGATGACATACCAGCACAATTAAGTGAGGGAGAGTTTGTATTTCCCGCAGATGTAGTTAGGTATATAGGCTTACAGAATCTAATGCAGATGAGACAACAAGCGAAGATGGGTCTCAAGGAAATGGAAGCTATGGGTCAGATGGGCAATAGCGAAGAGGCTACAATGCCAGACGATTTACCTTTTGATATAAATGATATTGACATAGAGGAAAATGAAGAGTATAATAATGAAGACATGGAAATGGCTCAAGGTGGGGTAGTGTATGCTGCTAACGGTTTTGCAGGTCAAGCACCTAAAGGTGGCTATAGCTATAAAACACCAACAGTACCAAAAGTAGATAGAAAATTAAAATTTAAAGATTTAATTGGTGTAGACAGTGGTGAAGCAGCTGCAGCAGATGAATACAAAACTTATATAAATGAAGCAGGTGCTGAAATACAAGTACCATTTAGAGATGGTAAAATTTTAACAGGGTATAACATCCCTGAAGGCTACATGCTTAAAACGGAAAAAGCAGATAAACCTATAAGTCAAAGTAAGACAGTTCAGTCTACAAGAGTACAAGGCACTGATGATGGTGGCGATGATACAGGAGTAGCTGACTTAGGTGGTGCTAGAACAACTATAGGTGGTGTAGAGTATGCTGTACAATACAACTTTGATGGAACAGTTGGGTTAGCATCTGTACAAGATTATAAGACAACAGGTAAAGCTGACTTTAACAAAGTTAGTCCTGCGTTAGCTGAACAAATTAAAACACAAGCTGTAGGTCAAGTGGCTGAAATAGCTAAAGCTGTGGGAATGAAAACTGCTATTGTAGGTGAGGTAGCTAAAAAGTTTGGAGTTGAACTTCCGGGTCTTAAAAAACTAGACACTGCTATAACAAAAGCTAAAACTGTACAAAAAGATTTTGACAGAGGCTTTAAACCCGAAGAGATGTTTGACATGGGTAGATCATATTTAGATGACAAAGATAAAGGTTTTGCAGATAGATCAAAAGAAGACAAACTAGGATTTGAAGGTTTAGGTGAAAAAGATATGAGGTCAATACAAGGTGGACTACAGTTTGGTAAAGGCGATCAAATAAACAAAGGCTTAGATGATGGTTTTGTAGACAGTCTAGGTGATATTGACAAAGGTATATCAGAGGATGCGTTTACGTCTACAGCACCTGATACAAGTGATGTTGTAGGTACAACTCAGCCCGGCGATCAGTTTCAATCTACTTCTGATAACTCATCATATGATAGCAGTCAAGATGATAGCTATTCAGATTCAGGCTATTCTGACAGCATAGACACCGGTGGTTTCAACATAGGTGGACTTGCAGGTAAAAAGAAAAAGATTAAAGTTAAGAAGATGAAGCGAGGTGGATTAGCTTCACGTTAATAATCCACAATTAGAACTAGCTTACTTAACCCCCAATAAGGCTACGTTAACCCTAGGAGAAGAAAATGGCTGAATTAGCTAAAGATATAATGGTGAAAGAGAACACACCTAAAAAAACAATGTTTGTAAATAGACCTTATTCTCAAGAAGAGAGATTAAAGAAAGATGAAGAAGAACTTGCGAGGCTCGTTGAAGAGCAAAAAGGTGAAGGCAAGACTGGCGAAGAGGAAGTTGAGAGTGAAGCAGAACCGACTTCTGCTGAAGAGAAAACTTTTAAGAAAAGATACGGAGATTTACGCAGACATTCCCAAGAAAAAGAACAGCAATTTCAAAAGCAGTTAAATGATTTAAAAAGTCAATTAGATTCTGCCACTAAGAAAGAAATGAAATTGCCAAAGTCAGACGAGGATATAGAAGCATGGGCAACAGAATATCCTGATGTGGCAAAGATTGTAGAAACAATAGCTATGAAAAAAGCTATGGAGCAATCTAAAGCTTTAGAAGAACGTGTTAAGGTTATAGACGAAATGCAGTTAAGTGCTGTAAAAGATAAAGCTGAAGCACAGTTATTAAATCTACATCCTGATTTTAATGAGATAAGAGAAAGTGATGACTTTCATAGTTGGGCAGACGAACAGCCTAAATGGGTACAAGATGCACTATACGAGAATGACAATGATGCAAGATCAGCAGCAAGAGCTATTGACCTCTACAAAGGAGATAGAGGCATTGGCAAGGAAACTAAGACAAAGAGTGATAAGAGTGCTGCTAAAGCAGTTAATACGCAAGGTACAAGAACCAACATTGATGCTACAGGGAACTCTAACAAAATTCGTGAGTCCACTGTGCAGAAGATGAGTGCTAAAGAGTATGAAAAGAAATCAGAACAGATAATGGAAGCCATCCGTAGTGGTGACTTCATTTATGATATCTCTGGTAATGCTAGATAAAAGCTTGACAAAGTTTTTTTTATATGTATAACTATAGATAACTAGAGGTGTAGTACAACCCCTTTTTGGATACTTGTGCTACGTCTAACCCCACTTTACTAGATTACCCAATTATGTGAGCCTACAGAAGATTAGCTATCCAATGTACAACCTCAACGCATGAATGGTCCTTATAAAGTAAAAGACTAAAACTATATAGTACACACTATTGTGTACATTTGCTAAATGTTTAAGGAGATTTAAAATGGCATTTGGAAGCGCAGCTGGTTATGGCAACCTTCCTAACGGTAATTTTAGTCCTATTATTTACAGCAAACAGGTGCAACTTGCTTTCCGTAAGTCATCTATTGTTGATGCAATCACTAATAATGATTATTTTGGTGAAATTGCAAATATGGGCGATTCCGTTAAGGTTATCAAAGAACCAGAAATAACAGTTAAGGCATATTCTAGAGGAACTACAATAACTCCTCAAGACCTTGACGATGAAGAATTTTCACTTAATATTGACAAAGCTAATTACTTTGCTTTTAAAGTGGATGATATTGAAGAGGCTCACTCTCATATTAACTTTCAACAGTTAGCATCAGATAGAGCAGCTTATAGACTAGCCGACCAATTTGACCAAGACGTACTTGGTTATATGTCAGGTTACAAGCAATCAGCTACACATGGTGTTGCAGATACAGCTAATACAACTACTAATGGTAGTGTAGCTGTTTCAACAGCCGGTTCTGACGAACTCTTATCCTCAATGAAGATTGATGCTGAAGACTTCGGTGGTTCTGCTGGAGATGCTGTTGCTATCTTACCAAGAACAGGTGGAGCTACTACTGCTGCTCCTGCTAATGGAGATAGAAACCCATTGACAGTTATTGCTAGAATGTCAAGACTACTAGACCAACAGAATGTTGATACTAACGGAAGATGGTTAGTGTTAGACCCTGTATTTATTGAAGTACTAAAGGATGAGGACACAAGATTGTTTGATGCAGACTTTGGTGGTTCAGGACTACAGAATGGTTTAGTTCTTAATAATCTACACGGATTTAAAGTGTATCAGTCAAATAACCTACCAAGTATAGGAACAGGACCATCTAATACAGGTGC